ATGAAGAAGCCCCCGATCCGCGCGATGCGGGTCGGGGGCTCCAATGCGGTTCTACCCGGCAGGCCGGGTCCACATCACATCACCGTTAGCGGGTGATAGTGAGGCGGGCGAGGCCGCGGGGGTTGTAGGCACCGATGCCGAGGTTCTCGAACACCGAGAAGCCGATGGTGCGGGCCTTCGGGTCGTCTGCGGAGAGGACCGTCAGCTCGGTACGGACAGGAATCCGACCGAACATCTCGGGCTCGCAGCAAACGTACACCGTGCCGACCGGCACGAGACGACTGACGATGATCTGAGCTCCCCAGAGGGTTCCCATGAGGCCCGTCTTCAGAAGGGCAGCCTGGGACTCGATGTCCAGGATGTCCCGACCGAACTTGCGGAGATCCGCATAGTCACGAGCGTTCATGAAGATCCTGGCGACCCGAAGGTCGTGGCGCTCCACAAGCGAGAAGGCGTCGGCCAGCACGGCACCGGTGATCGGAGCGACGACGGGAATGTCGGCGTTCGTTCCACCAGCGATGCTGTCGAAACCATTGGCGGCGATGCTGTCCAGAACAGCGAACACACGCTCGTCCTCGGCGGCCTGAATCTGCGCTCGGGCAAGATCCTGGGCACGCTCGATGAGGTCGAAGCGGCGCTCCTTGATCTGGGTCAGCGGGATCTCCGGGTTCGAGGCGATCTCGAACAGAGGGAAGATCACACGACGCGGCTTGGTGACAGCCAGAATGTTCTGGCCTTCCTCGCCGACGACGTACGCCGTCACATCAGGGTCCTTGTCGTAGATCGGAAGGGCGCCGTCCGGAAGCTGCTCGACCAAGAAGGTCTTGCGGCCCACGGAGGTGTAGTCCCGACGGGTACGAAGCGGTTGAGTCATCGAGGCTGCGAGCTTGGCACGACCCTGTGGGGTCTTGATGTACTCGGAGATGATTCGTTGCTTCACGGCATTTGATACGTTGCTCATGATGACCTCCTTCAGACCCGCTGGTCGTAGACGATTTCGTCTTGGGTTGCGTCAGCAGGCATCTTGAGGATCCCGATGAGGGTGGTGGCGGCATTGGTGTCTTCGAGCACAGCATCCAGTCCAGAGGAGAAGGTGCGTTCCGCCGCGTTGTTCGCCGCCGTGACGTTCGTGAGGTACCCGTTGGCCGAAGCCAGCAGAGGCTCGCCCGTCGTGTACGTCAGTGCTGCCGCGGAGTTGATGTTCTGCGACTCGAACAGGTTGTTGGCGTAGCAGCCCTGGGCGGAGACATAGGGTCCCTTGCCGGAGCTGGTGCCAGGCGTGTTCTCGTAGCTGTTGCCAACTGCGGAGTTGATGAAGACGCCGAGGGGCTTCGTGCCGGCCGCGTTGAGCGGTCCGCCGATGAAGTTTGCCCCGCCGTCAGGCCGGGTGAACGCGATGGAGCCCGAGAGGACGCCAAGCACGGTCGTGTCGACCTGTGTGGAAGTTCCGGTTGCGGTGATCGGAGGATTCGTCTGTGTGAACGAGTCGTCGGTCAGCACCCCGACGGTATTACGAATACCGACGTGTAGGATGCGGAGCGCCGAAGAGCTCTCAGTGAATCCACCACTCGCCTGTCCAAGCAGTGCCATGATGTAATCTCCTAAAGGCAGTGCTCCCTGTTAGGGGAGGTGGTTGTTGTTCTGACCCGGTAAACCGGATCTGCCCTTCATGGGACGGGCCGTCCCTACTCTATTGGCGTCCTTCATAGGAGGACTAACGAAAGTCCCCCGGACGGACGGGCCGTCCGGAGGACTCTGGGGGTCGCTACACGCCGAAGACGTCGCTGACGTCAGGAGCAGTCTCCCAAAGGCGGCTGAGGTCGCTGATCTCGCTCTTGGCGGCTCCCTTGGTCACGGCACCGAGGGTGCGGGCACCCTTGCTGGCCTTGCGACCGCGAGGACGCTGCTTCGAGGCGGCCTTCCGACGAGCGGACTTGGAGGATGCCTCCTCTTCGTCGGCCTCCTCGTCATCAGCCTCTTCGTCGTCAGCCTCTTCGTCGTCGCCCTTCTTGGCGGACTTGGACGAACCATCTTCCTCTTCGTCGTCGGCCTCTTCGTCGTCGGCCTCCTCGTCATCACCGGACTTGGCGGACTTCGAGGATGCCTCCTCGTCGTCGTCAGCCTCCTCCTCATCGGCCTCCTCCTCATCGGCCGCAGCACGGCCTCCGAACAGCTCGGCGAGGATCTCGTCGGCGGATCCGGGACCGTCGAGGCCCATCGGGTCCTCGGGGACGGCGGGTCCAAGGTCGAGCGGGAGCTCGTCCTCGTGGCCGAGTTCCTCCTCATCGGCCCAGTTCATCGGACCGGCGGCCATCGGAGCCTCCATGGCGGCAGGCTCCTCGGGAGCTGCGGGTGCCTCGAGGACGGGTGCCTCATCCTCGGAGAGCATCAAGGCCAGGAGCTCCTCGGCCTCGACGTCGTCGTCGGACATGAGGGGCATCGAAGCCTCGGGGGCGGACTGGATGACGGGCTCGCCCTCGGGGGCCAGGGTGTCCGCACCCGGATCGTTCTGGTCCTCGGACAGGAACGAGTTGGACAGACGCCGGAGGGCCGTGTTGATGGCCTTGTCGTTCAGGTCCATGAGGTCGACAGCCTGATCCTCGACCTGCGAGGTGCCGGCGGACGGCCCGAGCATGGACTGGGCCAGGCGGATGCACTTGGCGGCCTTGCGCTCGGCGGCGCGTCGGCGCTGACGGGCGGCTTTCGCCCGGGCGGACTTGCGTGCGGCCGGGTGCTCGGACGGGCCCTCATCGGGCGTCGCCGGGTGGGCCGAGTTCGGATAGGGACCGGACGTGGGCGTCGCAGCGAAGTCGCTGTTCATGCCGTAGTCGGTCACCTCGGGATCCGGCTCGTAAGCCGGATGGTCCGGGTTCTCCCTCGGATTCGCTGGTGGGGTGGCCGCTCGGCGGCCTCGTTGTGTCATTCGTACACGTGCCATGATTCTCTCCTTCGCGGCTACCGCCGGTTTTGTGATGATCCGTCTGCTTGCGAGATGAGCCGGCCCAGACGGATCAAGGTCCGGGACTCAGCGGTTGAAGGTCTCCGACCCAGTGCCTTCTCGCAGGCACCAAGAAACCCGTGATGGGACTCGTATTCTCCAGTGGGACCTGCAAGCAGGGCCGCACGGTAGATCGCTACGGGGATCTTCACCCCCATGTGATTGTTGTAGGCAGCCAACCGATCAATAAGCTCGGCAGGCCCTTGGATGGCGGCGGCGATGGCCCGCACCCCGGCCAGGTAGGCGGCCCTTCCGGCCCCCTGCTTGACGATGTTGTCGTTCGGGGCACTCGTGGAGTCCTCGGGTGTGATGGCCGGAGCGGCGGCGTCCCCCCGGGCCAGGTCCTTCTGGAGCCTGTCGCGGGCCCTGTCGAGGATCTTCGCCACGATCTCCTCCTCGAGCTCGTCGAAGGGACCCTTGGCCGGGGCCGCTGGGGCCTCCGCCTTGTCCTCGTCGTCCCACCCGGCATCGGTGAAGGCGGCCTTCGAGAGGCCGGTCTGCTCCACCCACTCACGGGGCGGTGTCGAGAGAACACCCTCGGCGGCTGCTGCGGCCCTCTCGCTCATGTCGGCGGGCTTGATGATGTTCCGCATCACGGCACCGGGGAAGGCGGGGGTCGCCACCCAGGAAGCCTCGATGAAGGTCACACCGCCGGTGGGGTCGAGTGCCGCGTGGCCGCAGAGCTCGGCGACCCGGTGCTTGTGACCGCCGTCGTCGTGGAAGAAGTTGCCCTTCTCGTACTTCACATGCTGGCACATCTCGACCTCGTCGGCCGCGACGTGCCCGCACTTGGTGCAGATGGTGAAGTCCACCGAGCAGCCCATCGACAGGGTGCTCATGGTGCCGCCCTCGATGGCGGCCACCAGGTCCCCGTGCTTGCGGTCGGTGGCGATCAGGATGTCGATGTAGACGCTGTCCCCGATGTCCCGGGCGACGGCGTCGACGACCCGGCCCTTCGAGAGTTCCTCGATCTGGACGTGCTCCACGAAGTTGTGGGCTCCGATGAAGGTGCGGTAGCTCTTGAGCAGGACGTCCCTGCTCCAGGCGTCCATGTTGTTGTTGATGAACTTGTCGCAGGCGGGCTTGATCCGATAGTCCGTGTAGGTGCGGACGACCTTCTGCCCGTCCTCCTCAACGGCTCCGGTCTTGACCCCCGGAGCATCCTCGGCGTCCACGGAGCAGACGATTGTGGCGTTTT